GTTCGCTACTGCAACAAGTCGGTAGTATACGTTCTTGCTTGCAAAGTTGATTGCGCCATTGCCGGCAGTAGTGCCCTGAGCAAATGGGTTAGCAACCATACCGTAACGAGTCTTAAAGCCAATCTTAGGCTGGAAGGTGTCCTCGCCAACCGCACGTACCATCTGCAGAGGTACATATGGGCAGTAGAAGATACCAGCATCAAAGGCGCTAGAGCCCTTGTAGCCAAGAGTGTAGTACTGGTTACCAGCAGATGAGCTGAAGTATGGATCGATGTAAACTCGGATCCGGCCATTCAGTACACCAGCAAAAGTGTTACCGGTGTCATCTACGTTAAGGTTTACAGACAGAGCTGGGGTGTAATCAAGAACGCCAGCCATCTGAAGAGCAGAAGCTACGTCAGAAGAGCAGATCATGATGTTACCCTTACCACGACGAGTTGCCTTGGCAATTTGGTTAGCGTCACGCTCGATCTGGAAGATCAGACCCTTGAAGCGCTCTACAGACCAACGACCGTTTGAATCGACGTCGAGGTTAAATGTGCCGGAAGAAGCTACGTTCTCTTGAGCACCAGCAGAAGCTGTGTAGTTAATGGTACGAACAACTTCACGGTTAATTTCAGCCAGGATCTCAGCTGACAGGATGTTAGAAAGCTCAGTCTCAGCGTCGAGGCCGTGGATTGCTTTCAGGTCCTGAGCAAGTTCCATCGTGTACTCAGCTTTCAGAGCACGTGAAACAGCTGTTACGGATACTTTCTCAATTGAGAACGCCATCTCTTGGAAAGCGTTGCCATCGGCATCGCCAAGAGCTTCAGCAGCTGTTGTAGACATACCTTGGTGAACCGTATAACCAGAACCTGAGGCACGTGTAGTTGGGTCGTTACCAGCTTGTTGGTTGTTACCGGCATCATCGATAACGCCAAGTGAAGCAGTGTTACCAGAAGCAGATGCAGATACTGCAGTATCAGCTTCGTTAAACAGAGCTTCTGTTCCAGACTGACTGTTGTAGCGTGCGCGCATTGCAAAGATCAAGCCAGTAGGGCCAGTCATTGGCTGTACGCCACATACGTCATAAGCAATCAGGTTTGGCATTGATCGTCGTACCAGTGAAATCAATACTGGGTCAAACAGGTCAATGTTGCCAGAAGGTGAAACGCTAGGAGCGGAAGAACCACCCATTGCGTTGGTAGGCGAAGCCTCACCCAACAGCGATGGCATTTGGTATCCACCAGAACCCATAGCTTGTTCACGAGCTGATCGTTCTTGGTTTTCCAGAAGTTGAGCAGTTACAGCACGACGATGTGAATCTTTGATCTCGCCGAGATCGCCGTGATCGAGCACTGGCTGCCACTTCTCGATAAGTTGTTCAGATAACATGATAGTCTCCTCTAATCTATCTAAAGTTATTTATAATATTACTTCTTTATGGACCTAGAAATGGCATTTACGTAATTTGCCATCTCAGCAGGAACTGGCTTTTCAGCAGCTTCTTCTGTCAATGGCTCATCGTCGTCCAACTCATATGATGAAGTAGTGTCCTCACCTTTGCCAAAATAGCTTTCCTTAACAATAGTAAGTTTGTTAGTGAAAGTCTCTTCATCATTAAAATCAATTCCTTCAGCTAAGGTCTCAAATTTAGCCTTTTGAGTATCAGTCAGGCTTGCGCTTACTGACTCAATCAGCTGATCCCTTTTATATTGCTCAACAACACCGTGAAGCTCAACGTTCTTTTCGATTTGCTCGTTCAACTTTGACTCCAATTCTTCAGTCCTAGTTGCAAGCTCTTCAACTACGTCAACCTTCTCGTCTGGGATTTCTACATAGTGCTCCTCGAATAAGCCCTTAAGGCCCTTCAAGAAGTCCTCAACCATTTCAGCTTTGAGCCCTTGCTCTACAGCAAGACGGTTCTCTTCCATCCACTGCTCAACAACATAGTCGAGGTACTGGTCGAGATTTTCTGTCATTTCTTTCTGAAGAGTTTCTACTTCTTCAGCAAGTTCAGCTTCAAAGTTGGTTGAGATTTTTTCCAGCTGCTCATTTACCTTAGCAACGACTGCTGCTTCAAAGATAGTAGCAGCTTTCTCTTTAAACTCTTCGTTAAGATCGTCAGCGCCTTCAAACATAGCGTTTACGTCTTCGGCTACTGATACGTCTTCAGCAGTTACTTTTGGAAGATCGCGGACACTATGAACTTCTTCGATAGCATCTTCTTCTACTTCGACTTCTTCCATCTTTAGGCCAGCCATCATCTTGCCAAAAGATGACTTGAGTTGCTTTGTAGGCATCTCATTCATCTTAGACATCATGGCGTTGATCATACCTGCCTTAGTGCCAGGTACTTTAACAGCAGTAGGAGAATCCTTTGGATCGTCCGTTACTTTTTTGTCGCCCTTGCGTGGCTTTGCCTTAGTTGAAGTTGGCTCAGGCACTTCTGAAGGATCGCCCATTGACGCTTTAAACTCGTCAAGTTGCTCTTCTTCTACTGTCTCAACAGATTCTTCAACCTGCTGCTCAGTCTCCTGAAGCTCCACTTCTTGAATATCTTGTTCAGACATTTTAAAACTCCTTTGAGTGGTCTAATGTTATTTATAAAAATTATAGCTTGGACAGAAAGTCAGACCAAACTTTTAGTTTAGCTTCTGTCAAATCTTTTTTAGGGGCTTCCGCTATAGTCTCTTTATAGTCGTTAATGGTAGCTTCCCTGATAACGCCGTTATCCCAAATCCATTCTTTACCTTCCATAATGCCTTCTACAAAAGCATCTGGAGCTGATGGATCTGCAACAATGTCGGCAGCAGTTGCAAGATAGAAATCGTTCTGTACTTCAGCTGCACCGTTCTTGTTCTTAAGCGATCCCATACCACGAGACGAAACACCTAAACTAGCACCCTCGTCCATCAAGTTCTTCACAATCCGACCCATAGGAGTCTCTGTCATGATCTTGGCCTTACCGATAAAGTTATCACCGTCTCTAGTAAGCTCTTTGATCATATGGCTGACACGATCAAGATTAATTGTTGGACTAGTTGGATGTCCAAGTTCGCCATATGCTCTGTTCTTGTCTACGTTTTCAGTA